ATTACGTTAGGAATAGTGCGCTCAGTCACTGTACCCGCAGTAGCTGTTACACCACCTTGGCTGATCGAGTCCGCTGAAGCTGGCGCAGGACCAGTCAGCAACTGTACCCACATAGTGTCTACACCGTCGTCAGCAAGGATCTGCGCTGTGGACGCGTTAATTGTAACTGAAGAGCCTTCGGTAAACGTGCCGCCAGCCAAGCTAGAGTACGCGACCTGATGCGTAACACCACGGAACAATTCACCGTTTAGGCCAAACAGAGTCTCTGCTGTGCCGTCGCGAGTAACGTACTTGGTGTACTCGTATAGGTCATTGATAGTCTGAGAGCCCTTGTCCCATACAACGTAGTACTCTTCGGTTGCTACTGTTGGGTCAATGTCTTCTGTAGTGTTGTAGCCTTCGGTCTTAGCGATGGTTGAGTAACCAGCCACTGTACCTGACCCTGTAGCGTTGTTCAGGTCAGTTGCGTCGGCAAGTGCAAGTACGTTGTTACCGCGTGAGGTTCCGTTAATGGAGAACTCTGTGTACGTGTTTCCGTACTTACGGCTAGTACCGATCAAACGACGACCGTCAATGTCCGCGTTAGAGGTGATTGTCTTAAGCATAAACCGGTGCGAAATACCTGAGTTAGCGTCTGCGTTTAGACCGCCGCCAGATACGTTCCACCAATCGTCTGTAAGTACAGCACCATTTTGGATGATTTGGATTGCTTCTACGTTACCGAAGTTTACAATGCCGTCGTAGACTTCACGAGTGCCGCCCGTACCTTGGATAATAGATCCGTCGTACAAGTGCTCTGCCGCTGTGTCGTCGATGTTGTAGCTACCTAGCAACGTGATAATGTTATCGGTAGAACGCTCGGATGGGTTATCATCCGTAATGTCTAGCTGATCGTCACCTGCCGAACTGGCGTCATCCGCGAAGTCCTGTAACTGTCTGTGTAGTTCGATAACAGTAGCATAGGTGGGAGTTGTTCGACCGTTAGATCCGATAGTGCCATCATGGTCAGCACCTACGTATCTAATGTCGCCCGTTGAACGCGTAATCGTCCAATCTAATGGTTCAAAAGCCATGTGGCCTCCTTAAATTGATAAACCCCTAGAAATTACAAGACCACTAAGGGTAGGGCTTGAAAAAAATTGATAAAACGAATCTTCGCTAGTACCGACTAGACGGTAGAGTGTGGTACCTCCGTACACGTAGGAATACACGTCCCCACTAGCGATAGTCTCAATAAATACGGGAATAGATGTAAACCCTGAGGCGTAGTCTATCCACGTATAAGTTTGGTCAGCACTGGTTATTCCTCCCTTAGAGACAGAAGCATAAATCTCCTGTCCTACCGCAGTCAGGCTTTCTAAGCTTCCTGCGTCAACGTCAGAGCCGTCACTGAGTTTTAGTACAAGGTGGTTATCAACATCAATTTCTGCGTCTACTACCGATACGCCGTCTTGTCCGTCTAGGCCATCCTTGCCGTCAACACCGTCGCGACCAGCTTTGCCTTCTGGTCCAGTGCTTCCTATTTCACCACGGTCGCCTTGCTCGCCCTTGGGGCCTTGTATGCCCTGCTCGCCTTGGTCACCTGTCTCGCCGCGTACCTGCTCTACTGCCTGTATTTCTGACAGCAGTTTGTCATACAGCGCGGCTAATTTTAAGTCTACGTTCATTGCGTGAGTCGAGACATCAGTAGCTGTTCAGCTTGGCTTGTTTGCTCGTTTTTACTCTCTGAGTCCGCTTGACTCCTTTCTCTTGTTATTACTTCACGCTCTTTCAACATTGTTTCTGCTACACGCATACGACGCTCAAACTCTTTGTCGTCTTGGTCACCTTCTTTGAGGTTCCTAGTGATAGCATTGATCTTGTCGATTTCAACCTCTTCTGGTACCGCCTGAGCTTCTGCAACAAGCTTACCTGCTCTAGCCTGAGACTCTTGGGCTTGCGCCTGTAACGCCTGAGTCTGGCTCTGCTGGAACGCAAGCTGTGCCTGTTGTACCTGCATTTGCATTTGCTGTGCTTGTGGGTTAGGTTGAGAAGCTTTCTTAAGGGTTTCTAGCAATTCTTCACGGTTAGACAGGTTCATGTTGTCAACGATGCTTTCGATGAGCGCAGGGTACAGAGGAGACTCTGGCTTCATAGTCTGCAACAGTTGAGTAAGCTGAGTGACTTCGTACTCACGAGCGATGATGCCCAGAGTAGAGCTAGCGTTAAACTTGTAGTCCGCTACAGGGTAGTTCTCAGGATCAAACTGCATGTACCGGTAAGCGGCCTTCTTAACAAAGGGAATCAAGAAGGACTGCTGGAAGTTAATCAGTGTACGCTTATGACGTTTAATAATAGCGCCAAGAGACATACTAATGCCAGCGGCAGTAGCCTCGCCGTTAACACGACCAGCAATTCCTGCTGAGTCCACGGCTCCTGTGGCTTGTTGTACCATTTGTTGCAGGGCCCCGGCCTGAGCAAAAGTAATTTGGTTAACATTGCCAAAATTAAACGGCTGAAGTACTTCACGAGGATCTCCATTAGTAAGGATCATCTTACCGGGACGTACTTCAGGCTTTGCACCTCGTGGGAGCCTAGTGGCATCAATAGCAAGCATTGGGTGGATGGTAAGGGACAATGCGTCGATCCGTGCGCGTAACTCAGTGTCAAGAGCCTTTTGGCTGTTGTAACCTTTCTCACACACGCCACGGCCCCAGAAGCGACCGGGGACCACGTCCCATGGGAAGGCCACTACGGGACGATCTTGCATCATATAGGGGTTAGCCTCGGCCTTCAGTAACTGGCCGTTACCGAGGACTACAATGGCTTCTACGTACTCTGTGTCGGGTAAGTCCGCATCTACTTCTTTTTCTAGTAGTTCTTTAGGTACCTTGCCGTAGTACTTGGTCAAACGCACCTTTTGATTTGTGTACACCAACAAGTCGTCATCTGTTGGCTCGAGTGAGTCGTCTGGAGCCGCAGAGCCTACGTCAATCCGTGCGTATACGCCTTTCTCTTGTAGGTCCTCTACTTGGTACTTAGAAACAAACTCGTCAATAGCTACGCCTACAGCCTCGTCTACAGACGTTGCTACAGGCTCAATTAGGAAGTTCTGAGGCAGTACAGGACGCATCTTGACAACTGTACGGTCAGTCACGTTAACACCCACGGCTGTCAACTGTCCGTCCATGACGGGCTGGGTAGCCGGTGCCATTTCTTTTATTTCTTCTAAAACAATCTCTGCAACACCTGTGCCGTACACTGCGGCGTTAATCAGGCACTCAGCAACAGACTGTCGCACTTTGCAATTCTCAAAGTCTTCTGTCAACTTAGTACGCAAGAACTGGATGTCCTTACGGTCAGTGTCTCCCACGTTGTCGCTTACGTCGAACCACTTGCCGCGACCAAAGGTGGCTTCCTCTAGCTCAGCAACATTAGACTCAACTGCTTGCTGAAGTGCAGGAGAAATAATACGGGAACGCTCAGAGCTACGCTCACTGTCATTAGGATCCCACTGACCACGCCAGAGTCTATAATATTCTTCAAATCGGTATTCATAGTTTGCTTCGTAATAATCCCGCCAATCTTGGCATTGAGTAGTGACCCAATCTTCTAGAGTCTGCTCCACCATCAACGGATCTAACTCAAAATTATCTTCCATATTAGTATCCCGCCACTACGTCTAAGATTTCGTGGTCGTCAATTTCAAATTCATAGCTGTACGCTACATTAGCTAACTGGTCAATGTACGCCAAAGCGTCAATCAGGTCATCGTGTGTTAACGCATCTGGGAACTGGAATAGTTGATCTAGGAACCTAGTATTCCACTCCCCTCTCTTAAGGGTTATAAAACCGTTCTCGAAACGGCCTTGTAACGCCCACATAATTCTGTCTGTTTTCTTCTTGTTGCCGTGGGTCAACTCCTCGACTCTGAAGAACTGCCCGTATCTCTTTTGCAGGTCAAGAAGGGGGGACATAACAGCTTGTTTGGCAATACCGCGTTCAATACCCACGCTGATGGGTCTATAGTCTCTGACGGCCTGAAAGATTTTTGCGGCAGTCTCGTTAAGATCCCATCTGCCGTATATGATATTATCCACATGCCACCCATCAGGGCTAACTTTGACCACTGCAATTGCTGTTTCGTCCAATCTTGAGTTTTTACTTTTCTTCTTACCTACCTCTTCAAAGCCAGCGAGGTCGACTGCGATGTAGTAGTCTCCGGCTACATCCGACTCATCTTCACTAAACTTAACCCAATCTTCCTTAAACATTTCCGACCCACGAGCTTCAAACGAAGCCATAAACTCTTGGCGGAACGCATAAGAAGACATAGACCTTTTAGCAATGTCGATCTCACTCGGGTCAAGTAAAGGATTGTCATACGAAGTAAAGTGCCACGAAGCGTACGTTGGATCATCTTCTAGTTCTGCATATTTGTATAGTTCATAGAAATGGTTACGACCCATTGGTGTCCCAATGAACATCGCACCTCCCTTTTGGTCTGCAAGTGCTGGTCTCAGGATTTGCTCGAACACCTCAGGTTTCATGTCGGCGTACTCATCCATCACCAAAAACTTCAAGGACACACCACGCATCGTCTCAGGTCTGTCGGCTCCCTTAAGACTAATTGTGGCCCCGTTGACTAGCTTGATCTGAAGGTTGTTAATATGCGAACCTTGGATCACTGGGTGCCCTAGCTCCAACAAGGTCTGCCACATGATGTCACGGGCCTGTCCCTGTGTGGGCGCAACGTAAAACACATGACCTTTGTCTGCCTGTAGTGCATTGACAATCAAAAGCCAAGCGGCCAGTCTGGATTTACCAGTACGTCTACCTGCCGCTACAATCTTGAATCTTGTTTTGTCTGCCCAGACGTCTTTTTGCCAAGGCAGTAATTCTATGTTTAAGTCCATTAAACGAAGTTAACTAATGAGGGTGCGTTTTCTTGTAACTCAAAGGTAACAGCTATTTCTATGTCACCTACCTGACCAGCACTACA